CACGGAAGTCGGCCACCTACTTAGGGCGGCGAGCATCTAGCGATTAAGCTAGAGTCCTGGCTGCAATTTCTCGCTGCCAGCGATCATCCAGTTTGGCTAACCTAGCCAAACCCAAGTCCACTTCTGACGGGCGGAGTGGATGTCCGCGTACTCGCCCGGCTTAAGTTTAGCATCGACCGGTTTGGTCCAATGCTCATACTCGCCGGCGGGCTGTTCAGTACCACCTCGTTGAAGTTCCTTCCTTAGGAGCTCTCCCCAGTTTGGGGACTGCTTGGCTAACGCCTTGCAGGATAAGGTGATTATACGGTGTTCCCATCTCTGTAGATTTATGTTCCATCTACGCGAGAAAAAAACATCGTTACTTGCATTCGGACGATCTCTTATTGTCGCAGGAAGCGGCAATAGGGTCCGAGGAAAGATGTAGCCAACAGAGGCCTCCAAATCGGAGATCGTCTGTCGCATAGCATCTATCCCAAACTTTGCAATCATTAAATTGCAAAGATCGGCGCAAGTTGACAGTCCAGTACCTTTAGCCGACGGGATCGATCGGACCCTGATGGGCGTGACATCATAACCATTATGATAGTCGCCACCGCAGGACTCACGAAAGGGACCCGTCGAGTAGGATTTCTCCTTATTGATCATAAGACCAATAGAGGTTAATCCACTCATCACGTCCTCGAAAAATTCCGAGGGTACGATGATGTCATCGCCGTACACAAAGGCAAGGCTCCTGGAACGGGAGCGCTTCCTTCGCATGGTAGCCTGCGCACACGTCCAAAAGACGAGCGCTTCAACTGGAAAGCAACAAGCCGACCCCATTGGGGCAAACTTGTTTAGCTTTACTACTTCACCATTTGGCAAAATCGTCTCCTCGGAGCGACAAGCTTCGAGGCACTCGACCCATGAAGGCGGGAAAACCGCTCTCACAAGGTCAAGTGAGACTCTGTCGGATGCTTCCGAAAGATCAATAGTGGCGTATGAACCATCTTGCGATGATTTCTGCGCCAATAACCTATTGATCGTCTGGTCAGAAAAGTTTATCTGACCAGAGGTGAAGTGGTGGTTCTCTAGTATTCGATATAATTTTCTCATGATGCCTTGCTGAATAAACATTAATTCAGCTGGCTCACAAGAGATTATACGAGGTCCTCGAGAGTCCTTAGGCACTAATACAACACGTGCCCTCGGGACAGAAACATTTGACGCTTCTAACTTCTCCATCTCATCAACTAGATGAGTAACGGAGTAGAAGAAGTATTCCGAATAGGAATAAACATCATCCAATTTCGCAAAATAGCGAAGCAGATGCCATTTATCCCAGTTAGCAGTCCGGCAGGCGGTTGCACCGCTGCCGTGGCATGGGCGTATATCGAGCGGATCCTCCTTATAGAGGATCTTTTCGATCATACGCTTCATGTCTTGTATCAGTTGAGAAGTTGAAGAATCTTCAAAAACGATACAAGAGCTAAGACCTCGATCAATTGTTTTAAATTGATCGAGGAACTTGGCGACTGTATTCGGGTCATGTTCTACCTCCAGTTTATAGTACATTAGCGTCATTTGACGCACAATGTCTACGGCTAAGGAATTCCCTTTCAACGCAAGCTTGATGGCCCCGTTAAGAAATAACGGTACGCCCTCTCCATCGGACCAAAAGTCTTCAGGAGTCTTCCAAACTGTTGTAGAATGGAAGCTATCAAGTGCCTTCCCAATCTTGGGCAAGGTCGTCGTCAAAAAGGTGATCCCTTCGTGCTCTGCTCTCTTTTCGAACGTCTTTATATCGCGTTCGGTTATGAAAGCAGAATAGCGTTGGTTTTTCGCTAGGTTCACCCACAAAAGGTGAAGGCTTTTCAGATTACCCATTAACATGGACAATTCTCCAAGAAGCATCCCTAGGATAGACCATAGGCACACCACTATCAGTTTGCTGCATAAGCCAACTTTTAGCCGCTATACATGCCACCACAACGAGTTAAACCTCGCCGTTAAGTAGCTTGATCACATTTCCGTTGGTACCGCCCTCTATGAGGAAATCGACAAGTCGATTTACCTCTTCGAGAACGATCGCGTTAGTGATCGCAGTGCTGGGAGGGCGAATTATCACGACATAAGTCGAGACAGTCGCCGGCACGAGGTTTGCGTCAAGGGCCGTTCGGTCCAAGCGCACCAAGTGTCTACCTTCCCCGCCTTTCCCCGTCTCGTGAGAAACGGTCAGTTTTTGTTCCGCAGGCAGGGTTAAACCTGCCACGGAAAATTCTGATCGACCCATATCAGCCGCTCGGAGATCATAAACCGCAAGGTTCGTGTCAACGTCGGCTGCTGTGTCTTTGGAAAGCGATAATGAGGTACCTAAAGCCATAAAGATGCTCCTCCCCACAAAGGGGACGTGATACTGCCGTTAAGCAGCGGTAACGCAACATCGCTGTTGCGTGGATTCTCCAAGGTCTAACGACCAAAGAGAACAGTAGACAGACTGAACAAAAGTGCAATCTGTTTCATCTTTGGTATACGCGCGCCTAGACTACTTAAAGTAGGTAAGTCCGCGTATATGGGCATCCTCTGAAAAGAACTTTCCAGTGTCACCCAAGATGGTAGGCTGAGCGCGGGCCCCCAGACAGTCGATGACTTCTGGTACCTGCTATCAACCTGAAAGACGACTTTGTAGTCGACACAACTGTCGACATACATAACTGGCAACTCCAACGTATCTATTGTGAATTTGTCTAAGAAGCTTCCCAAGTCAAAGAAATAATCGATGACAAAGGTAAACGGTAGACCATCCCATATAATACGAGGGTTCAGCTCGAAACCTAAAGAGTCCATGAGGAGTCTTATGGTCTTCTCGAATGGATCCATAACCGCTAACGGCATGGGTTTCCACTTGATATGAGCTCGCGAGAGACGTGTTACGGTCCCCGACCACTGGCCGACCTGACCGGTCCCCAGTG